CATCACTGAGAACCACATCGCTAGCCTCTCCTTCTCGGAAGGGGAAACTAATGTGATCCTCGAGGAACAGGTAGCACCCGAGGAAGTGGGTAAGAACCCTGCTATCTCCAAGGCGCAGGGTAACAAGCAGCTTGGTGACCAGATTCATCGAGAGTACCAGCGGTATCGTAATGCACAGGCTGGCAGACCTACCGATGAGTATGCTGACCTCACCCCTGAGCAAGCCACTGTCCTTGGTGACATGGCTAAAGAGATGTACCATCTAGCTAACAACACTGATGATGGTAAGAAGATGCTGATTCGTGGATCTTCCCCAGATGGGAAGGTCACCTTCACCCTTACCAAACATGGTGCTGATCGATTACGGCAGGGTGAACGTATGCGTAAGCGTCTGTTCCCTAAGCAACATGTCCGTCCTTCGAAGACTCCCCTCCCAGGTGGTCGCTTGGTGGGTGAGGGCAGGCGTACTACTAAGAAAGCTAGTGGTCGTACTGGTGCTGTCGCTGGTACCGAGGTGCTGAATGAGGCCATGCGTAACCTGAATCAGGTGGCTAATGTGGTAGACCCACAGCGCCTCAAGATTCTATTGGCCACTGCCTTGCCTGTACTACAGGAGAAGGTAGGCCCCGACCATCCCTTCGCTATGATCAACCACGTCGGTCAGGACAAGGTGAACAAGCTGGTTGCTAAGATGGGATTCGATGATGCTGCTGAGGCATACGCTGGTCTGGTCGATGACCTTGCCCAGTCCCTCTTTAGTATCTCGCAGGAGAGGAATGGTGCCAACCATCTGACCTACTACCTGCAGACATTCAATGGACGCATCGCTCCCCAGCAATCCCTCTTCGATCCTACTACTTCTAAGACTGTCAGGTTTGTCACTCGTAATGCTGTCCCTGCCAAGGCTACCCCTGGCTCACGCATAGAGAAGAACCTGCGCCAGATGTATGCGATGATGCTGGTGAAGGGAGCCGATGCTCTCCTCCCCGATGGTCGTGAGCGTGCACTCGAGAGAGCTACCCCTCAGCTGGTACGCTGGGGTAAGGAATTACGGTCTGCACTCGGAGGTATCACTGATTCCCAGGTGAATGCTGTTGCTGATGCTATTGCTAACGGTACTCCCCTGAATGATTCTAACTTCCCACAGCTTCCCGATGTAGGTACCAACTTATCTCCTGAGCTGGCTGCAGCCATCGCTGCTAAGGGTGAGGATGGTCAGGCATTCATCGATGGAGTCATGGACTTCACTGATTACTATGAGAACAAGCTCAAGGGTAAGCCACACTACAGTTTCTTCAATGCGTACATGGATGGTAAGACTAATGGTCTGGCATCCAATGGTATCCAGATGGGTAGTGAGCAGGTAGCCTATAAGACTGGTGTCCTCCGGTCACAGAAGGAGACTCTTCTGGATGAGAACGAGGACATCAGGGATGACTTGAAGAAGACACTGCTTGGTCTCGTGGATCAAGGCTTCGACGGTACTGTGGGTGAGATGACCGGCCCCCTCCATAATGTAGCGACTGCACTGTACTCTGTGCGTGACCTGAACAAGGCAACCACCATGACCTTCGGGTATGGTAAGGAGCTGGACTCGTTCAAGTCTGACATCAATGAGTTTCTCGCTGAGCTGGAGCAGAATGATCCTGCTGTAGCTGAAGCTGTCGCTCAGTTGACTGAAGGGATGGGCAGTCGTGACATGCTGATCGATACTCTGCATGGTAAGTACATCGTGGGGTTAGCCAGTGCACTCGATGAGAATGCACTCAAGTCCCGCTCTCTCATGCGTACTGCTGCGTATCTTCACGCTCTGACCAATGAGATCTTCACCATCGAGTCAGCTATTGGATCCGAGATCGCTATGGGTGGTACCGAATCCACTGGTGAGATAGGAACTACTGAGTACTCATTGCAACGTGAGGAAGATGGTGAAAGGAAAAAGATAGCTAGACCCAAGGCTGTCCAACATGGTTCCGAGCGCACCTCTGCTGCTATCCGTACCCGTGCTGCTCCTGAAGAGGGTGTCGATGCGGGTGAGGTAGGCGGCTATGCCTACGGTGGTTCTGTCCCTGCCCCTGTGCAGTCCATGGATGCTGCTACGGTAGCACTCACTGCGAGTGGCAAGTCATGGAGTAAGCTGCGTTCTGCTTCCAATGGTAACCCATACCTGCATACTATCTATGATGCATTCAAGGTGGATGCCATGGGGTACGACGTGGTACTCGATGAGGTCAACAAGAACTGGCTCAATGCTGGGATGAACTGGAGCTACCTCGAGGAAACTCGTGACTCCTTGGATAGACTTCGTGTTAAGTTCAGGGAGAAGTATGCTAACCGCAGCCCTCGTGAACCTTTGACTGAAGGTGAGGCACGGCAGATGCTTTGGTTTCTTGAGATGCACCCGTCGCAAGCTGGTAGACCATACCCTAAGAATCTGTTCAATAAGATGAGCAAGCTGGTGGAGATCCCCTCCGGTGCTACTAGTGAACAGGCTCGTGAGCTTGGTGGTGAGGCTGCTAAGAAGATTGTCTCTGCTATGAAGAAGGTAGGTTATGATGTGGATAACCCGCCTGAGCAACCTACAGTAGGACATCTCATGGCATTCATGAAGGCGTTCTCCGATGAGGTGCAGATAGCTCCTCGTCTTGGTCGTATGATTAACCAAACTAATAAAAATAAGCAGGCCCTCGCTAAGAAGATTCGTAACGATGGCCACAAGGTGTACCAATACTACGCCCACTAAAATAAAAAAGCCCCGAAGGCTACCGTAATGGTAACCCTCGGGGCTTTTTTTATTTATTCTGTGCAGCCCATGCTGCATTCTGATGTTTCTGTGATGCCTCAGCAGCATCATCAATCTCAGGCCATGTAGTCAAGTGGCCTGGTAGGTTATAGTAGGACTTCACGTAGGCTTTAGTCTCCTCGTCTCCATCCTTCTCTGCCATCAGTCGTACCGATGGGTTACGCGAAGAAGTAGTCACTGTCGTGTACCTCCTGGATCTCAAGGGATCCTAGTGTTGGTTGTTTAATATGGTCAGTACCTCCAGTGATATCCTGCTGGATCTTATCAAAGTAATTACTCACATTGTACATATCCACGAAGGTATCCTTGGTTAGTGCTAGCATGTCCTCAATGTCGCTAGCATGGGTGCTGAAACTATCATGCACTGCACCGAAGGTACCACTCCACTGATCAATAACCATTGCCATGTGACTAGCATCTTGTGCGTGAATGTAATTAGGGCTGATACCACACATGAACTTGTGGATATCAGGGTAGTCTGTGTATACATGAAGAACGTGCTTGATCTGCTGACCATTCAAGGTACCACGACACTTGAACTTGTCTGTTTTGTACGCTTCATACTTAACAGGAAATCCTGAGACTGTAGTCCAGTTGGCTGTCTTCTCACCGTTACCTGACACGAGTACTGAGGTGTAGTCCTTCAGTTTATCTTGGAGTTCAGAGTATCGCTCCGACTCCTCCTCTGTCCAGTTAGCACGGCGTAGATCCCAGATCTCTTTCATCTCTTTGACAATAGCAGCGTGCTCTTGCACTGCTGGCTTACCATCCTTGTACTTTTCAAAGGTACCGAGATGATGAACGATGAGATCCTGCATGTACTTCATGGTTTGTAAAGGACCAGGACATACCATGTCGATAGCCTTGATCAGATCTACTGACCACTTCATGCAGTCCTCTTCTGTTATGTCATACTTCTCATCGAACTCAGCTGACCGGCAGTCAAACCACATGTTCTTACCAATCTTCTCAGCACCTGCAGAGTACGCTCGAGTCATACTGCCACGCTTGGAGATTCCCTTACGCACATGCTTCATAGGCATGGCGTTCAGCTTCGGGTCATCGATCTCCAGAAGCTGCTTGGCAGTTCGGACGTAGAAGTCTTGGGGTATTCTTGTGGCAACCAACCCAACAAGCTCTCCAGTTCTAGCATCTCTACTGATTGCTCCGAGGTGTTGCCACCCGTTGTTTGATCCATCGATTGAGACTGGCAGATGGGACACATGCACTCGACCGTTTCCAACGGCATCCCAAAGGGCATCCCATTCGATGCAGGCTGCAAGGAATGAGACAGGCTTCTCCGCTTCCTCGAAGAAGTGACGCTGCCTTCCTGCTGCGATGATGACTTCCATGTTTTCATTGGTCCACCTCACTCTGTCCTCAAGTGTAAACTTATCGACACTAATAGAGTCCAACCCTTCGCTCTCAAGGTAAGACTTGTAGTCCTCCTCGCACCACTCAGGGATCTCATCGATGTCATAGCTCTGGTTGAAAGAGTTAGCTGTGTGCACAGCGAACCACCACTTACCTTCCTCTGTCATCTCCTTCCCTTTATCGAAGAGGAAGATACCACGTGCCAGGTCAGACCCCTGGAAATTAAGGAAGGGTTCCTTATAGTACAGCCTACCTCTGTAGTCTGCTTCCATCTCCTGATAAAAGACGGAGTTAACTAGCTTGCTTGCTTTCTCCTCCACTACCTCAAAGTCTACTAGTTTACTAGCACGACGCTGCTCTTGCAGTTCGAGGTATGGATCAGGCACACCATCAGGATCAATCGGTACATCTATGGGTACCTCACTCACAAACATATCTTTGCTGGCCCTCAGAGCGTTCAGGACAGGTGTATTGATTCTCCAAGGGGTGCACATTAGTTTGGTAGCTGAACGCCGCCACGCACGGTCCTGTCGCCTCTTGTTTGCTTCGCCTTTGATCAAGCATCCATCAGTGTATGGCTTGTTATCTGTGTAAGATAGACGTGCAAGCCTCTTCTTGTTGGTGCGAAATAACTCTACCCAACGAGTAGTAATCTTTAAGATGTACCCTTGGTCAACAAGATCATCCTCCTCGTTCTTCTTGAGGACACGCTCCATCTCAAGGTAACCGAAGCGAACAAAGGGTTCAATGATTAGATCACCTGTCCGAATCTGGTCCACCATCCATGGCCTACCCTCACCAGTAACACCGGAGTCCTCAAGGATAGTCTTTCCTAGCACCATGCTGACATTGGATAGGTTAGTCTGACCAGCAGGATTGTCTTCGTTGTTAGTGTGGAAATACATCTGAATAGTCTCGATAGCTCCGATGAGGTAATCATCGAGGTCATCGATATCAATGTGCTGACTGAGGAGACGTGCTCCCCAGTTAGCCTTAGGATTATTTATGTTAACCCTCACAATCTTATCACGAAGGTAGCTGTAGATCTGATCGTAACTCAATCACTTTCTCCATTTGCTAAAGTGCCCAACCCCCAAAGGGGTAGGCTGGAGTAAACTACCCCTAGGTTTCTAATGAGAACCCACCTGACTGTACTAGTCGGGCAGTTCTGGTATCATAGTAGGCTGAGCCTGCATCACCAGTCAGCCCTGTGAACCTCGACTTGAGGACTCGGAAGTTGACTGTGTTGCGCTCGGCTTCTGACTCTGCGACGAGGTTACGTGCAAAGGCAATGATGTCGAAGCTGATTTGCTTGATTGATCCAGAGCCTTTAATATCATCGATAGAAGCAAGGTTCCCCTCCTCGAATGACCGGCTACCCTGAGCTTTCCTAAGGTGAGAAATCAGGCCAAGCCAGATGTTGTATCTCTTGGTAATCTTCAGGAGATCTGACATTACTTTATCTACTGCTTCGTTACCACTCAGTCCTTCGGATCCCTCAGAGACTGCAATAGTAATGTGATCGAGAACCATGTACTTGCAACCAAGCTGAGCCATGTACTCAATCTTATCGATAAGGGATGAGTCGCCAACAGATCCTTGGTGGTCAAGGAGTACGAGACGTTCATCTCCAAAGACTTCATTGAATCCAGCTCGTAGTTCCTCATCACTAAGCGGGGGTGGATCCATGACTGGACGTTTAAGAGCCATTGAGATGAACTTCTCGGCTGTATCTCCAATACTTTCTTCAAGAGATATAAGTCCAACCTTATCATCTGTCTTGTTAAGTAGATCAAGGATGATCTCTTTAATGACAGTAGACTTACCACTGCCAGTACCACTAGTGAACAGAGTAATCTCACCATGTCTAATACCTTTCAGCTTATCGTTAAGTCCTCCCAAGCACTCAGGATACGGGATAGATTCCACACTCTGACGCTTCTGGAATTCGTCCCAGATCTTCTCGCCCATGACAACACCAGCAGGTGACCAGGTACGTGCATTCCATACAGCGGTATGAATGGCGGCACTCCCGTGGTTAACCAGTGTGTCACATGCGTCCTTCTCAGGGAGGCTACCGACCTTAACTTTACCAGTCGGTAGTAGCTTGGCCGCAGCATCAACTGCTGACTGCCCTGCCTCATCCATGTCGAAGAGTAATACAATCTCGTCAAACCCCTTGAGCCATTCGCGTTGCTCCAATAGCACCTTGTAGCTGCTGGCCGAGGGGATCGAGACAACAGGGAATATCTTGCCATATTTTTCTACCGACGCTTGGGCAACTGCCAAGGCATCAAGCTCTCCCTCGGTGACGATAAGCTTGCGACCTGAATGGAACTTGCTTTGACCGAATAGTTCAACCCCCTTAAAGTCTCCAACCACGCTGAAGTTCTTGGGTAATTGTCTAACTTTATAGGCTGTAACTGTACCTTTCTTGGTGTACGGATAGTAGTGTGCTTCTGGTGTGCCATCTTCATTCACGCTCATTCGAACATCGAAGAAATCAACCACGTCTCCAGACACTTTACGACTACCCAGAGGATAACTCCGATAGTTGGCAATAGTAGAGAGGCTGGTTGAAGGAGTGCCCACAGTATCATTAGATACAGGATCCACTTGTCCCATTGGTGCCATATGATTAACATCTTTTATATAGTCCTTACATACAAAGCAATAGGAGTGACCGTCATCATATATCTCACGACCATCACTACTACCACACGCTTCACAACTAGCTTTCATGACTAGTCCTTTCTAAAGTATTCTCTTATCGTTACATCTACCCAGGGACCAGACCCCACATATTTCTCTGCGGAGATCCGGTACACCTGCCTGTCATTGAACCCAAGGATATTCTGAAGGACATCTGTGGTTGGCTTGATGGGGTTGTCAACATCTGATGTCACCCTAGCGAACCCGAACTTGTATGAGATGTCATACTGTAGCTCTGTTGATTCCAACTCGACTCCTTCAAGTGCCTTAGTCATAGCATCCTCGAACACCTTGTAATCCTTAGTCTTTACTACGTCGCCCCCTCGCTTTCTGAAGTAGGCTGCGTTGATTGAGAGAGGTTTGCAGTTGACTCTGAACTGGACCTCCCAGGGGTTAAGTCTACGATCTTCTTCTGTTCGCATTCCTTTCTTCTCTCTTCTAGTTCATCCCATGATTCCAGCATCTTCAGAAGCCGGTAAGATAATGCAGGGTCACCAGCACCATGACGACGCCAAGCGGCACGAACACGAGACCAGCGCCTAGCCATAGGAATACCAGCAAGGATCTTACTGGCTTTAGCAGGTCCAATACCCCTAATGCCAGGGATGTTATCACTAGTGTCCCCAGTGAGACACTGCAACATAAGATTAAGATTTGCATTATCGTCATCGACAAACTCATGTACACTCTTGTTGAAGTTATAGTGATTGCCTGGGATCTGCTTGAGATCCTTGTCAATCCCTGCGATTACATAAGGTACCTCTTCCTCCCGTGCTTCATAAGCCCAGATGGAGACAAGATCATCAGCTTCCATACCATCAGCCTGAACAGCATCATACTTGTCTAGCATGTGGCTGTGACCGTAGTTCAGGTAGCCCCTGATGTCATCTTTAGTTACCCTGTTACTCTTGTAGTTCTCATAGAGATCCTTACGGAAATTACCGTGACCTTTGACAGCTACCCTCATCTCGTTAGCGAAGCACTGTGCCTCGATGTCCAGCATGGTAGCCTTGATAGCCTTGCGAATCTCTAGCTTGTTCATCTTGAACGCAGCCTTATAGTATATAGTATCAGCGTCTACTAATACTCTCATTCCTTGTCCTCCAGATCATACTTCTTCCATAGCTTCGGGTCTACTAGTTTCCTCATCCTCTTGATGAAGTGGGCCTTGGTCTCTCGGAATGTTGGTTTCTTCTTAGTCACCATTGATCATCGCTTTCTGTATACCCACCACCACCCATGTTGGTAACGAGTATCCCACATTCTTCACCGTACTTATCGTGTACTCTCATCATGAGTCTCTCGTTATCATCATAGAAAGTGAAGGGTTCCTGAATTGATTCTAGTATCGACATCTTCCACGCTATCTGGCTTATTTCGGGTCCAGGTTTAACGTGTAGCTCATCGTAAACCAAGGAAGTAGGTATGTATTGCTCTATCACTTCCTTATCTATCGCTCCAGTTACCACAATAACTTTATCATAGTTCTGTAGTTCTTCGATCAGCTCATGGTTCCACTCACGGTCTTTGTTTGTTAGTGTCCCATTGGCATCGACTACTGCTGTTGATATATCCACTTCTTTGGACAGAGTACCATTGATGTCAACGACAGCTAACTTAGTGGACATCTGCATAGCTCTGTCCCTTCACGTAAGCACCACCATCCATGATGTCTACTCCGAATGCCTTCGGGGCTTCTCGGAATGACTCCTGAAGTATCTCCCCAACACGATCAGCATCATCTGGGTGAGCAACCCATGCCGTCTCGTCATGGTAGAACAAACGCGGCTCGGCTCTGAGGTTCTCTTCACGTATCTTCTCCATCTGATAGGACACTGCTGCCTTACATGTGATAGCCTCAGCTGTCTGCAGCAGGTAGTTCAAGCACTGATGGTCACTGTCAGCAAACACGGGGCGACCATCAAGACCATGGAACCAGCCGATACCCTGACGGTATTGCCTCTCGCTCCACTGATGAGCCAGCCTCTGCTTCAACTCAGCTAACCCCTTGATACCCTTGCCAAACTTCTCAGCTGATACCTTACCAGCATTCACGTTTGGGGTGCCCGTAAGGATCGAACCAAGCTTGGCCATACCAGCACCAAAGAGATAGGCATAGAGATAGTTTTTAGCCACGGGTCTGCTGCATCCAAGGATATTCGCATTGCGTGAATGCGCGTCACTTCCATCTGAAGAATCTCCTGCGACAACTGAATGAGTGAAGCCGTCATCACCAACGTAATGAGCCAGCCCACGTAGCTGATTACCAGAGCTATCGGCACCAACCACAACCAT